ATACATTTGAATGTATTTCCTCCAGAAATCCGGGTTAATCTTAACCCTTGAACTGGTTTATTGGGAGCTATGCTCTTAAGCATAGTCACTAAAAAATCATTGTAATAAATAAGTAGCCTTTTAACGTTCTCTTAGAGAGTTATTAAGGCGGGTGGTACCCTTTGATCTGCCGTCCCTCTTTCGATAGGGGAACCGCGGAAAAGAATACCAGTTTTACTTATAGCCTTTTCTATACAGTGATACATGCTCAACTTAGAGCAGAATGAGTAACTGGATTAGAGTGTTAATATTGCTTAGATCCTTAATAGATAGTAATATCTAAATGAAAATTTGGATCTTTCCTTTCGGAGTAATATAACTTGTCTAATCGCTTACTAACTCTGTGCTCATACTCGTTGAGAGACTGTACCAAACAGTATAATAATTAATAGATACTCATGAAAATCATAAATGATTCTTTTTTCTCTGGATTAAAATTATACAAAGACGTATTTAAAGCTGGTTCTTTGATCTCACTTTCAAATGAAAAACATTTGAAGTTGGTGATGAAAAGAGTTGGTTGACGTATAGTCACCCTTTCTTTTCTATCTACCAAAGAAACCAACCGTTTTAGACTTTTACATAACTTTGCGGTTCATATACTTAAAATGTATAAGAATCACGGAGATATGTATGTTGTTAAGTACTTAAAGGCATGTCAATTAGCAATACAGAAAAAAATAGCTGGGACTCCAGTCTCTAGTTTAAGAGAGCTGGAACCGGACTATAATTTTCCCCGATTGAGTAAGTCGGGACTTCCATCTTGTATTAATTTACAAGATAGAGCCTCGATATGCAATGGTAGTTTTAAAGTTATTCGCTTTTGGTTGTCTTTATTTTCTATTTATAGAATAATAAAGGCTCCCTTCAAACCGAAACTTAACACTATCACTGACTCTTTTGGGGGATCCCAGATTCATCTTGACGAATTTAATAGATGGTTATCGAATTCTTCGAAACCAATTATTAACAAATTTTTCAAGTTTGAATCAGGAGGTTTGGATTCCACTATGGTTTTACCCATAATGAAATCTTCTCCTCAAGGATCAAAAAGTTATAGTCGTTTACTTGTCTCTTTTAATATTTTGGTTAAACTTGGTTTAATATCAAATATTAAAGAGTTAGTAAATCTATTTTCTTATGATTCACAGAAATTTTGGAAGGACCTGATATCGAATCTGACCTATATCTCTAATTTATTGAGTATAGACGTTTCCGATTGTGATCCTTACGTGGGAAAACTTTCTTTTAAGGAAGAGGCGGCTGGAAAATTAAGAATTTTTGCGATGGTTGATGTTTTAACTCAATCATTGCTTAAACCTATTCATGACCAGTTGTTCTCTCTCTTTGAAAGAATCCCTAACGATTGTACTCATGATCAGAGAAAGGGTTTCCAGTTAGCACTGGATCTATCTCTGAAACATGGGCAAAGTTTTGGTTTTGATTTGTCTTCTGCTACTGATAGGCTTCCAGTTTCTTCTCAAGCTTCATTACTTACAGGTTTGTATGGTAATGATTTTGGAGAGAAATGAAGAAAACTATTAGTAGATAGAGATTATCTTATACCAAATAACAATTATGGGGTCCCTCAGGGTCCTATTCGGTACTCTGTTGGTCAACCCATGGGAGCTTTATCGTCTTGAGCTATGCTTAACTTAGTCCATCATATGATGGTACAGTATATAGCATTAGCTCTCGATAAAGTAACCTACGGTTCCTGATATGATCAGTACGTAGTTTTGGGAGATGATATCGTTTTGTTCGACAAGGAGGTTGCAGATCGTTACTTACTTTTATGTAAACACCTAGGTGTTGAAATTAATTTAAGTAAATCGGTTATAGCAACTAAACCTGTTGTCGAATTTGCGAAAAGGACCGGATTTAAAGGAGTTGATGTTTCTGCTCTTCCCTTCAAAGAATTATTAATGTCTAATAATTTCTTTGGACGGTTAGCAGTCACGACCAGACTTATTCAAAATAAATGAGGTAAAAACTTGTTTAAGTTGTTTAAGTTAGGTTCTCTTTTAAATAACGATAGGGGTTTCTCTTTGAAGTACCCTTTAGTTGCATATGTTACGCAACTCTATCATAAAGGTTCGATTCGTCTCCAAGACGTATTATCTATGGTAACGAAACGGGATAAACCGTTAGCATTCTTTGGTAGAAATATCAGTTGAATGACTAATGAGTTAGAGCCCGTAGTTCGTAAATTATTGCAGGGAGAGGCTTTTAACAAAGATTGGATTCCAATTAAGGATCGATCTTGGTCAGCCTCTAATGCTAATATTTACAAACTTATTCTGGTTCATAGGATTATTCGTAAGTGAAATCAGTTAAGATCAATTAAAAAGGATCTTCACCGTCTTTACTTATTCGATTCCCTATGATCCGCTAAGAGTGTAATCTCAAGGACCTATGAAATGTTATTATCAGAAGGTCGCTCATTAGAGCTAGCGAACGATACAGATCTGTATCCTCGTAACTTGGTTAAACCTGTTTGATTAAGGAGTTATTGGAATTCTAAGACATTTGCTTTTGCTAAAAAAGTAATGTTGAAGTCTTCCCCTATCTCCGATGTCTTTTATCCTGCTTCTTTAAGAAGTAAAATTCCAAATATTAGTTTTCTAAGTTTTGGAATGGATGTAGACTTATCAATGGGTTGAGATTATACTAAAGGTTTATTAGATATTAATCTTATCTACATTAAGCCTTTTGTTGAGACCCCTTTCTTTTGAAAAACTAAAAAGTTTCTAGATTGGGACCTTGACAAAATGATTGATGCAGATAACCGACTAACTTCTAGATTGTCTCAAGTGAACTTTTTCTTTTCACTTGAAGAGGTCCAGAAAGAGAAAGTCGATAATCCTTTAAAAGTGTTGGACTTCTTACAAGAAGTCTTGAACAGCTCTTACCGGAGAGATTTTGATTTCTTTTCTTTTGAAAATCAAATCTTCTCTAAGGATGCCTTTACCGTAGATAGTCCAGGTTTTAAACCTAAATTTTCTTTTGGTGTTGGTCCTAAGATTAAAAGTAATATTGATATTTAAATCAGTTTACGAGTTTGACCAGACTACTAACTTAAGTATTTTAACTTAAGGATATCTGGTGCGCGTAATCTTAGACTATCATCAAAAGATGACTAGTCTTAACAACAAAGTCTTCAACCTTGGTAGAGTTAGATCTCTCTAATCTACTTTAGAATCGATTCTTTGTAGGGCAAGTCTATATTGTTGGAAGAAGTTATAAGCAACTTTAGTACCTCTGAAATGTTTCAAAGAACTATAGAGCAATACTTATTAACAACAGTAATGGACACCCTCAATCTCATTGGTTCTTAGCCAGCGGACTGTAAAATATCTTGTAAAA